CAACGAAGTCTGCCGCCACATCGTAATACCAAATCGTTGAGACGGGGTCTGTGTAAGTCAGCGTGCCATCCCGGGACACAAACAGCAACGCTTGGTCGGCTGTGGCGCACGCTTGCATGTACTGCAAAGCATTAGTGCCTGCGTCTATTGCTAGGGCTTGTAAGTCTTTGCCGCCTGTAGCGATGTTGCGTTGGTCTGTTGGGAAGTCAATCTCTGGCAAGTCCAAGATGCTTGTGATGCGTGTACCACTCACTTCTACAGGTGGCGTGAATGTTGTTGTGACAGACTGATTGGCAAGTAATACAAAGTCATCTGATGCGCCAATTATTGCGTCACTGAGGTCTTGGTTGTATGCGATGTTGATTGTTGTTATTGACCCAACGAATACAAGTTCGTCTGCGAGCGACACTGTTACTTGTCGTCTTGGTTGTACGCCTGTTTCATTTGTGCTGACATCCCAATACGGACTGGCATCGTTGATCGGGTCAAATCGTCTGTCGTTGTTGTTGAGGACAATAGTTGCAGACCCTGCCTCAAAGTTGTCTAGTGACGAACTGCGACCACGACGCAACTGCACGCTCTTGACATACTCCGTGACATCAATGCCTTCTAAGTTGCCATCAAGCACACCAACGCCATCAAGTTGTCCGTAGATTGCGTCGTCAAGTGTGAACTGGTTGACAAGAAAGCCAAGCGTCATTGTGACTAAGGCAGTCTCACCCCATGCAAGAGTCGTTGCCATTACGCAGCCACAGTGATTGGAATTGCCCCGTTGCGTCTCTGGTAGTTGCGCAACGCATCAACAATCGCATTGCCAACCTCTGCGCCATTTGTACCCATACCAGCGTTCACAGTGAGCATGATTGTTGTGCCAAACCCACTTGCTTTGTCTAGTGGGATAACTGCCTCTGGACCACGTTCACCAATGATGGCAGCCGTTGGGCTTGTCACTATGCCGCCAGCCGCCATCATGCGTACATCTCCTGCACGGAATGCAGCAACAGCAGTGCTTGCACTTGCAACAGCACCACTAGCAAGCGCTACAGCAGTTGCCAACGCCTTGTCAATGCGTGCTACACCTGCGGCTGGAGCATTCTTCTTTGCTGCATTGAGTTCTTTCTGTGCCTCTGCAACTGCCAACACTGCTTTCGCCTCGTCAAGTAATGCGTCAGACACTTCTCTAATGGCTTCTGCTTCGTCACGGTACGCTTTCTCTAACGCACGCTCTGCTTCTTCTAACGCATACTTGGCATCCTCTACGGCTTGTGCAGCCTCAGCCTCTGCAGTAAGTGCTTCAGCAATGCCTTTGAGTGCATCCGACTCTGCAATGCGTGCTTCGGTAACAGCAGTGATAGCGTCTTGCTCTGCCAACTTTGCTTCGTTGAGTTGCAGTAGCAATTCTTTGTAGATGTCACTGTCCTCTTTGACTCCATTGAGCATCTGGTCGTACTGGTCTGTGGCTTCTGTAACTGCAACCTGACTATCAGTTTGCTCAATCTGCGCCTCAATCAAATCTAGTTTGGCTTCTGCAAGCGCAATCTCTGCCTCACGAATCATTTGTGGCGTGCTAGTGGCATCAGACCTAACGGCCGCCAACTCTGCTTCTGCCTCTATGAGATCGTATTGGGCTTTCTCTGCGTCATATGTTGAACGCTCTGCGTCTCGTTGCGACTCACTCAGTTCTCTTTGTGCGTCTTTGCCTTGCTTGCTACTTGCGCCATAGCCGTTGACTGCTGCATTGAATGCGTCTTGTGCTTTCTTCACCTCTGTAGTTGACTTAGATAGTTTGTCTTGGGCTTTGGCAGTTGCGTCAATGGACTTCTGGTAGTCAATGCGGGCTTGTGCTGTGTCCTCTTGCGCTTTGCCAACATTGGCGATTGCCTTTGTTACATCACGACCTGCTTTGTCAAGGCTGCGCATTGAGTCTGTGATGTCGTCGCCTGCGTCTATTACTTTCTGCTGTGCGTCTTTGACGCCTTGCATAGAGTCGGCAAGAGATTTGTTTGCGTCAACTGTCTTGAGTACCGCCTGACGGTATTCTTTCAACTTCTCTTGGACTGTCTTGACTGCTGCACCAACGCCAGTTGGCACAGGTGGCGTATTTGGGTCGTCTACTTTGCCAGCGGCTTTATCCATCAGACGCATGTATTGCTGAATGCCTACACCAGCCTTCTGAAACGCTGATAACGACTTTGCTGCAGCAGCAGAGGCTGCATTGCCAACACGACCGAACGCAACTGTACCAACATGCTCAATCTCGGTTAGACCTGCGCCAAAGTAGTTTGCTGCTTTGATAAGCAAATTGAAACCATCAACGATCTTGTTGTAACCCCAGATGAAAGCATTGATCCAAGTTTCTGTTGATTCAATAATTGCGTTGATGATTGCGTTGACTCCATCACGGAACCATTGGAACTTTATGTACATGGCAATGATTGCAACAACAACAACTGCTATAGCGGCTGCTATCCATGCGAACGGATTAGCAGCATTGAAAGCAATACCAAGTGCAGTAGCAAGACCAATGACCGTGTTGTATGCCAAGACAGCAACCTTCAGTGCAATGAATGCTGCAACAAGACCATAGACCGTGTTGCCAAACGCATCCATGTCGCCAATGAAATCAAGTATGTCTCCGCCAACAATCTTGAGTGCTGCGCCAAGACCGTCCTCGCCAATTACATCTGCAAGGTTCTGCACATACGGAACAACAGTTGTCTCAAGATAGGTTGCAAGTTGCACAAAGTATGGCAACAAGACCTCGCCAAGACTTTCTGCAACCTCTCCAAAGGCAAGAGCAATACGGTCTGTGGCTTTAGCAGATGCAAGGGCTGTGCCACCAACTTGTGTTTCTATGGCTTTGAGCAGTGTGTCTTGTGCCTCAAGCAACTTGCCTGACTTGACAAGCGCTGCAATCTTTGCCTTCTCTTGCTCCGTGAACGTGACACCAGCCCTGCCAAGTGCTGTGATGCCTTTGATTGGGTCGTTCAAGGCTTTGCCAAGTGCTACTGCGTTCTGCTCTGCCTCACCAAACCCTGCTGCAGCCAAGTCCATTGCCGCCATAGTCGTACGGTCAAACGCTCCACCAACTTCGTCTGCTGTGATTGCAAGGTTCTTGAATGTAAGCAGTTTGGTTTGTGTTGCTTTGATGATGTCCTCATCAATGCCGAGTTGCATCTGTTGCTTGGATGCCAGTGCTGTGAGCCTGTCAACAACATTCTGTGTCTCTCCACCAAACAAACCCATAGAGGTTGCAACTTGCAACATGGCACGGTCTGCAACTTGTGCATCCTCAGCAGTCTTTGCCAAGTTGAAAGCAACATACGCAAGACCAGCAGCAGCAACAGAGCCGTACTTTGCCACGTTCCTAACGCCATTGGTGACGGCTTTGTCAATCGTGCGCATTGAGTAACTGGCACGGGCAGACACGCCTTCCAGTTTCTTGAAATCCTTGATCGCTTTATATACACCTTTCGCATCAAAGGTGGAGACAATGGATACACCAACAGCCATTAGAACCTGCCCCCAATGCCGCTTGACAGGCGTTGTTGTGTTTGTTGTTCAAGAGTTCGCAACACACTCCGCAACGCAGCCTCAATCAAAGTGAAGTTCTTTGCTGTTGCAGGATAAAGAATGCGTGAACGCCAACCATTCTGCTTGCTCTTTGTGCGCCTGTGTTTGTCTAAGTTCATTACGAATTGACTGTTGTTAGCACTGCCAGCAGTATCAAACACCATGCCACCAGCATTGGTCTGTTGTATGCGCAAGATTGTTCTGCCCTTGCCACGGGCTAGCCCAGTGCCAGCAATTGCTTTCACGCCCTTAGACGCAGCCCCGGGGCTATATCCAGGCATTCGTGATGGACCTTTACGACCTGATGTGTGCCAACCAGACAAAGGTTTCTCGTCAGGGAATCTCTCTCCAACTACTTTGGCTAGAGGTTGTGATGCGTCAGCAATGTTCTTGCGAATGTGGTCATACATGTCTTTGTCAAATAGACGCAATGCACGGAGCGTCTCATTCATGCCATAGGTGTCAATACGGAAGTTGGCACCTTTGCCACCTGCTGTCACCGTTGAAAGTGTTGTGCCACCCTTTGCCATGTTGCCAATCGTATCCTCATCTGTGTTTGCGCTTTGCTTGCTGTGCAACTGATCGCAGATAAGCCAGCATTGTGTTCAACATCTCCTCGCTCTCTTGCATAAGAAGGCTTGGTGATATGTGATACTCAAACGCTAGGTGAGCAATCAGCCAATGGGCGGAGTCGTCTCCGAACTTGACAAAGGGCTCTCACTGTCCTCTCGGGGTTTGACTTCCGATACTAAGCGAATCCACTCTGGGTCAAACTTTGCTTTCGTCTTGCCTCTGTGAGTAAGTGCAGACCACGCCAACCATGCAAGGTCGGTCAAGCGTAACTCTTGCTCAAACTTGACCACGCTGCGTTGCCATGTGCGCTCGAATCCAACGAAGTCTGCGAACGTGGCGTCCACATCCTCTGTCGTTCCGTCAATGTACTCAACTGTCAATTCAATCTTCATCGCTGCTCCTTAGATTGTTATTTGTTAGGAAGTTGCCTTGGCTAGTGTGCCACCTGTGAAAGACAATGTTGTCATCGCCATCTCACCGACGCTGGCTGCGACTGGAGTGTGTGCTGCAAGGAATGTGCCCGACAATGTGTAAGACGGGTTCGTAGCACTTGTCGTAGCGCCGTTTGGCTTGATGATGACAGTGGTGGTGG